CAACCACAGTTCAAGGTATCAACACAATCAAGCGTGATGCGTCTACGACTGCAATGACTATTGATAGTGCTGGTCGTGTATCTCGTCCAGTAATTCCAGCTTGGAATGTATCATTAAACTCACCCCAATCTCATAGTTCAAATAGTTCTTTTGTTGTTAATTGGGATAAAACTAGTGGAAATAGCAATTTTATTCAAGGTGGTTGTACAATTTCATCTGGAACTATTACAGTTCCAGTTGCTGGACTTTACCAAGTAAGTGCAAATATAAGATTTAATAATGTTAATGCAAATTATATAGAACTGTATTTACGAATTGGTGCATCTACTAGTCCACCAGCTTTTTATGCAATTGAAGGTAACCCATACGAACCCTATCATACAGTTGTTGTTTCTGGTGTATTAAAATTAAATGCAAATAATACCCTTGATACTCTTGTGTTTTGTGGTGGTGATACTTCTCATTCCGTATCAAGTGGAAATTTAGCAACATTTACTGGTGTAATGATAGGATAGAATGATATGAGTACATTAAAAGTCGGAACAATTCAAGACCACACAAATTCAATAACTGCAATGACGATTGATAGTGCTGGTCGTGTTCTTATGCCTGCACAACCTTCATTTTTTGCATACAATTTGACTTTTGGAAGTTCTGGTTCATATATTGGAACTGGTGGAACTATAGACCATAATATTGGTAGTCATTATAATTCTACTAATGGAAAATTCACTGCTCCAATTGCTGGACGTTATATGTTTATTGGTGCTACACAATACTACGGTAATGGTAGTAATCAATATCAAACTGCTAAGTTTGTAAAAAATGGTACAGGCACCTCAGATGGTTATGGAGTAAATATAGTACAAGGTCTTGTTGTAACTGGTGCCGCTAGTACTGGTAATAACCACTCAACAGCACAAATATCATCAATTTTTTCACTTGCTGCTAATGATACCATTGCACTCTTCACAGAATATGGTGGAAGGGCTATACAAAACTATTTCGGTGGATATCTATTAGCATAACCTCTAACACACTTTCCTTATAAATACTAAAAAGGAGACTGTGTGAATGGCAAGTATTTCAAATATATTCATAGACCAAGGTGCTGATTTTACTACCACAGTAACAGTAACAGATTCAAATGGCGATGCAGTAAGTTTAGTCGGATATTCAGCGGCTGCACAAATTAGAAAAAGTTATTCGTCATCTACATCCACTGCTTTTACGACAAGTATTTCAAATGCATCTGGTGGAGAAATCACAATCACATTATCAGACACACAAACCACTGCTCTTGAAGCAGGACGGTATCTTTATGATGTTCTGATAACAGCATCTGGTGGAGACAAAACCAGAGTTGTTGAAGGTCAAGTCACAGTCAATCCAAGTGTAACGAGGTAAATGACATGGCATTATCTGGTAGAATAGGAAGTGTTTCCAATATCAAGGGTTCAATATCCCAAGGTAACGAACTCGTTGTAACAAGAATTACTGTGCCTGGCCCACAAGGCCCAACTGGTGCAGCTGGTTCTTCAGTAAATAACATCTCACAATCACAAGACGTTGATGTATCTGGTCTTGCAGACGGTGCTTTATTACAGTATCGTGCAAGTGACCAAAAGTTTGTCGCAAGAAATACTTTAGACACAACTAGTGGTACACTTGTTTTTAGTGGTGGTAGCTTTTAATTAAGGAATAGGTAAATGGCAACAACAATTCAAATCAAAAGGTCTACTGGTACTTCAGCCCCCAGTTCTCTTGCTGCTGGTGAACTTGCAGTAACATTTGGTACTGGTACTCAGTCAAATTTAGGTGATAGACTTTTTATTGGTGATGGTTCAACGGTTGACGTAATTGGTGGTAAGTTTTTCTCCAATATGTTAGACCATACTCAAGGTACTTTGACAGCTTCAAGTGCTTTGACTGTAGATAGTAATAAAGCAGTAGATGACTTAATTGTAGGTAATCATGCAACAACTGGTGGTTCTATTGAACTCAAAGAAGGTACTAACAATGGTACTCATCATGTTCAATTAAAATCTCCAAACGCATTAAGTGGTAATGTTGAATTAACTTTACCAAGTGCAGATGGTTCTAATACAAATGTTTTAAGAACAAATGGTTCTGGAACTTTATCTTTTGGTGCAGTTGCAACTTCTGAATTATCTGGTACAATTACAAATGCACAACTCGCTGGTTCAATTGCAGATTCAAAATTAAATCAAATTACAACTGCTGGAAAAGTTGCATTAAGTTCTCTAGAGATAGATGGTGGAACTGATATTGGTGCAAACCTTGCTGATGCAGATTTGTTTATTGTTGATGATGGTGCTGGTGGTACAAATAGAAAACTAGCAGCTTCAAGAATTAAAACATATGTTCAAGGTGCTGGTGGATTTTCTATTGCAGCTCTTGATATTGATGGTGGTACAGATATCGGTGCAGACTTAGTTGATGCTGATGAAATTATTGTTGACGATAGTGGAAATGGAACAAACAGAAAGTCTGACCTTTCAAGAGTTAAAAAGTATATTTACTCTGCAATGTCTGGAGATGCAACTGCATCTGACAGTGGTGCATTAACAATTGCAAATACCTCTGTAACAAATGCAATGTTAGCAGGGTCAATTGCAAACGCAAAACTTACAAACAGTGCAGTAACAGTTGGCTCTACAAGTATATCTTTGGGTGCAAGTTCAACTTCAATCGCTGGTGTTACAGAATTAGCAGTCGATAATATTAATGTTAATGGTAATACTATTGCAACAACAAATACAAACGGTAACTTAGTATTAGACCCAAATGGAACTGGAACAATTGATGTTTCTTCTGCAAGAATTACAAGTCTTGCAACTCCAACACAAACAACTGATGCCGCTACAAAAGCATATGTTGATGCACAGTTACAAGGTCTTGATGTTAAGAACTCTGTAAGAGTTGCTACAACTGCAAACGGAACTCTTTCTTCCGCTTTTGCAAATAACTCTACAGTTGATGGTGTTACTCTTGCAACTGGTGATAGAATACTTTTAAAAGACCAAAGTACTGGTTCAGAGAATGGTATTTACACTGTTAATGCAAGTGGAGCTCCGACTCGTGCAACCGACTTTGATGCAAACTCAGAGGTAACTGGTGGAACATTCTTCTTTGTAGAAGAAGGTACTACAAATGCAGATAACGGTTTTGTGATGACCAATGATGGTACAGTCACAGTAGGAACTACTGCACTTGTGTTTACACAATTCTCTGGTGCTGGTCAAGTGATTGCTGGGGATGCACTTACCAAGTCTGGTAACACAATAAATGTTGGAGTTGATAACTCATCTATTGAGATTAACTCAGATGCATTAAGAGTAAAAGCATCTGGTATTACAAATGCAATGTTAGCAGGGTCAATTGACCTAACTGCAAAAGTTACTGGTGCATTACCAGTTGGAAATGGTGGTACTGGTTTATCCTCAATCGCAAAAGGTTCAGTCCTAGTCGCAAACTCCGCTAACACTTTATCTGCGTTAGACGGTGGTGGTTCTAATGATGGTATCTTGACATATACTGCAAGTTCTGATACTCTAGCATTTGCAACAGCGGTGGACGGTGGAACATTTACTTAATAGTAGTCTAGGGAGATTGCCTCATGGCTACAACACCGATAAAACTTAAACGCAGTCACACTATATCAGTCATTCCAGATACTTCTGATTTGATTGCTGGTGAAGTTGCGTTAAATACTGTAGACAAAAAGTTCTATGTTCGTGATGATAGTAACGCAGTTGTTACTCTCTCAAATCACTATGCAACGGACTTTGATGTAAATGTAGTTACGTTTAAGGTTGTTGTTGCAACTAAAGATTCATCACATCCATATAATGGTGTTGGTTCTGGAAATGGTTATAAAATAAATGGTATTTTTGCACCATACTTAAAACTTATTCCAAGAAATACATATCGTTTTGACCAGAGTGATTCTTCCAATTCTGGACATCCACTTCGTTTTTATCTTGATGCAGCTAAAGCAACTGCATATACAACTGGTGTTACAACAAACGGAACGCCTGGAAGTTCTGGTGCATATACTCAAATTATCATTTCTGATTCTACACCTTCGGTTCTTCACTATCAATGTTCTGCACATGGATACATGGGTTGGGCTGCAACTACCAGTACAAGAAATCTAACTGGTTTTGATACGGATGATTTATCAGAGGGTTCTTCTAATCTTTACCATACAACTGCAAGAGTAAACTCTGCAATTGATAGTCGTGTAAACGCATCATTTATTAACAACCTCACAATCGTTGCAGATACAGCAACTGCACTTGCAAATGCAAGAACTATTGGTGGGGTATCATTTGATGGTACTGCAAACATAAACTTGCCTGGCGTTAATGCAACTGGTAATCAAGATACTTCTGGAAATGCAGCTACTGCTACTGCACTAGAAACTGCAAGAACAATTCACGGTGTAAGTTTTGATGGTACTGGAAATATTGACTTATCTGAAGTGATTCAAGATACAGTTGGTGCAATGTTCTCTAGTAATACAGAGACAAATATTACTGCAACATATCAAGATAGTGATGGAACAATAGACCTAGTTGTTTCTGCGTCTGGTATTGCAAGCGTAGCTGCAGATTCATCTCCTCAACTTGGAGGCGATTTGGATGTAAACGGCAATTCAATCGTATCTGCGTCAAATGGTAATATTTCAATCACACCAAATGGTTCTGGTTCAGTAATTATTGATGGACTTTCTCATCCTCAAGCAGATGGTAATGCTGGACAAGTTCTGAAAACAGATGGTTCTGGTCAACTTGCGTTTGCATCTGTAAGTTCACTTGCTGGTGCTGGTATTCAAAATGTATCAGACGATAGTTCTCCACAATTAGGAGGCAATCTAGATGTAGTTACTCATAATATTGTATCTACCTCTAATAGAAATATTACACTTGCACCCAATGGTTCTGGTAAGGTTGTTGTGGGAACAAATGGTATTGAGTTTGGAGATGGAACAACTCAAACTTCTGCTGGTGCAACAACTGGTTTCTCAATTGCAATGGCTACTGCACTTGGATAATATAAATAGAGTAAAGGAAAGATAATATGGCAACTCCAAATACAAAAGCTGCTCTCAAAGAACATTGTCTTAGGAGTCTTGGTAAGCCTGTAATTGACATTAATGTTGATGATGACCAAGTAGATGACAGAATTGATGATGCACTACAATACTTTGCACAATATCATTATGATGGTATTGAGAGAGTTTATTTAAAACATAAAATTACACAAGCAGAAATAGATAGAGCTGCAACTAATACTTCTGAAACTGCAACTGATAAGGTTGATAGTTCAATCACAGCAGCTTGGTTAGATGGAAAGGGTTTTATACCAGTTCCAGAAAGTGTATTATCAGTCGTAAAAGTTTTTGACTTTACAGATAAAAATACTGTAAATATGTTTGATGTTCGTTATCAATTACGTTTAAATGACTTATACGATTTTAGTAGTGAATCTATTATTCACTATGAAATGACTATGCAACATTTAGATTTCTTAGACCACATTCTTGTTGGTGAAAAACCTATTCGTTTTAATCAACATCAAAATAGATTATACATAGATATGGATTGGTCACAAGATGTAAATGTTGACGATTTCATTATTATTGAATGTTATCGTAAACTAGACCCAAACACATACACAGACGTATATAACGACATTTATTTAAAGAGATATGCAACTGCTTTGATTAAGAGACAGTGGGGTGCAAACCTTTCTAAATTTGAAGGTGTACAAATGTTAGGTGGTGTAACTCTGAATGGTGCGAAACTATTTGAGGAGGCTCAGGCAGACATAGAAAAGTTAGAAGAACAAATTCAACTTGCGTATGAACTACCACCCAACTATATGATAGGATAATTTGATGCCGACAAACGTATATTTTGATACTGGAACTAGACCAGAACAACATCTCTATGAAGATTTGATGATAGAGCAGTTGAAGATTTATGGTCAAGATGTTTTCTATATCCCCAGAACTTTAGTCAAAGAAGATAATCTCTTTGGAGAAGATACTCTTTCTAAGTTTGGAGATGCATACCTTATTGAAATGTACTTTGAAAATGTAGAAGGATATGAAGGTGAAAAAGAAATCATGTCCAAGTTCGGTTTACAAATGAACGAGGATGTAACCTTCGTAGTTGCAAGAAGAAGATTTGAACAATTAGTATCGCATGATTCTAATTTGATTGTAAAGACAAGACCGAATGAAGGTGATTTGGTTTATTTTCCAAAAGTAAAGAAGATATTTGAAATTACTTTTGTAGACCATGATGACCCATTCTATCAAGTTCATAATGTTCCAGCTTTTAAATTAAAGTGTAAAACATTTGAATATAGTTCTGAAGACCTTAATACTGGTATTACAGAGATTGATGCAATTGAGACAGATAATTCTCTAGACCAATTAGTATACCAGATTACTATGGAACAGTCAAGCACTACTACATATAATGAGGGTCTTGAACTAGAGGACGGAACTGGTAACTTAGAACAAGAAGCTGCAACTGGTGGTACAGATAATCTTATTGCAGAAGACGAAACTGGTGGTGACCAGATTGTTCTTGAAACTGGTGACTATATAATACAAGAAGGTTATGTAGTTGACACAATAGATGAAAACGCAATGAATGATTTCTTTGAAACTCAAGATGACAACATCATTGATTTTACAGAGTCAAATCCATTTGGTGATATAGGAAGATAATATGTTAGGACAACAATTTTACCATGAAACTATGCGAAAGGTCGTAGTCGCCTTTGGTACTATTTTCAATAATATTAATATCGTCAGAACAAACAGTTCTGGTGAAGTTATTCAAAGTATGAAAGTACCTCTTGCATACGGCCCAAAACAAAAGTTCTTGACAAGACTTAGAGAAGACCCAAACCTAAACAAAAAGGTTGCATTGACTTTACCCAGAATTGGTTTTGAGATTTCTGGTATTTCATATGACCCTTCTCGTAAGTTAAACTCTATTCAAAAATTTAAGAAAACAAATACTTCAGAAAATGGAAAAACTCTTTCATCTCAATATATGCCTGTACCATATAATATGGATTTTGAATTAGTTGTCATGGCAAAACAGTCAGATGACGCACTTCAGATTGTAGAACAGATTTTACCATTCTTTCAACCAGATTACACAATTACACTCAATGATAATTCTGCAATGGGAACAACAAGAGATGTTCCAATCATTTTAAGTAACGTAACATACACAGATGAGTATGAGGGTTCTTTTGAAGATAGAAGAGTTCTTACATATTCATTAACATTTACTGCAAAGTTTTATCTGTACGGCCCAGTTACAGACCAGAAAGTTATTAAACAAGTTCAAGTTGACCAGTATACAGACTTACCAGTTAACGCACCTAAGAGAGAACAAAGGTACACGGTTACTCCAAGTCCAGTAAGTGCAGATGCAGATGATAACTTTGGATTTAATGAAACAACATCTTTCTTTGAGGATGCAAAGAATTTTGATGAAGTGAGTGGTACGGATAAAGAAGACGCATAAATAATAGAAAAGGATTAAGACATGGCAATTAGAAAAGTTATTTCTCGTTCTATTGAAGACGCTACAATCGCAGCTGCTGATATTGCAAATACCACAATTACTGCTGGTAAGTTAGTTGCTGGTGCTGGCGGTGTTGGATTCTTCCAAGGGGAAAATGGTAATAGGGGTGATACTACCTCTGGTAAAGGCGATATCTTTCGTACACATGAATCAACACTTAATACTA